CTTTCTTTCTTGAACATCTTTCGCATATCTTCATGATACCACCGGAACCATCTTCCCTCTGATACAGAAGGTGCATTTGTCTGTCTTATTCTTTGATGCATACTCATCGAAGTCTGATCGTCGTCCACAAGTGGTGCATTCTTTCAATACATCTTGATGCAATTCTTTAATCATAGCATCTAATAGATAGCCATTAACTACCCTAGACATCATCTCATTCTTCGATTTTAACCAAGTATGTATGGTTTCATCTATTGTTACGCACATATTTTGTTTGGGCATACCCCGTCCAGCGAGTTTTAGGTTATAAAATTATATAATCACCAAAAATTGGACCCCCTACTTCATAGGGGGGTTGTTGTCATAGGTAGGGTTGGGCGGGGGTGGGATAGGGAGAAAGTGTTCTCTCTTTACACATCCAGATCATAAGAAGATAAGGTGCTGCAATGTTTATAGTGTCTCTCTGATGTGCAGAATGCATGGCAACAGCAAAGACAGGTAGTTTTTACCTCACAGCAACAATAAAATTAGACGCAGGCGCTGCAAGCGGCACCAGAGTTCAAGGCTTAATTGATACCAGTAGTTACGTCTCAGTAGCTAACGGTCAAGCTTTGGCTATTGATCAAGTAGATTTCATTCATCAAGTCGGTGCAGATTATGGCAGCGATGCTTCCTCAATGGTAGCTGGCAACGGTTCTATCGGTGCTCAACTCACTGATCTAAATCCGGGAACTGCTTTTGTTAGAGCTGACAATCATTCATTAATTGCTTCTTCTGGATTAAACATAGATCAATCCAACAACGTAGTAACTCATTCTACCGACATGTATCCTGATAACTTCGCTAACTCTAGCGGTGCTGCCGGATTGAACGATATGTTCCTTGTAGTAAATGATGCTCTATATCTTACTGCAGGTGTCGATAACACTAGCGTCAACATCTCGGTATATGTTACTGCCAGAGTCCGCTGCAGAATAGTCTCATTATCGCCGAAAAACTGGACCGCAATTGCAATTCAGGCTACTGCCTCTCAATGAGGCGGTATGAATGGCTTGTGAAACATGCAGACTATTACAGGAGTTGCTAGAAAGTGCTGGCGTCCCTACTGATATGGCTAAGAAACAAAGCCTCAAGCTTGCCCCTCTTGAAAAGAAAGCAAAGCGTAAAGCGAGCGCGTACAGTATTAAGTACGGAAAAGCATTCAAAAGAGTAGCAGGTAAATACAAGCTTAAGTCCGGTAAGTGGGCTAAGGACGGATTCAAACGTGCGCAGAAAGCAGCGCACAAACTAGCAAAGAAGATGAGGTGATAGTATGGCAAAGAAACAACCGTCGGCAGATAGAATAGTAAGACTAGATCAGATTATCCCTTCATTGACTGCTACCTATACTGACACAGGTGTATGGGGCCTAACTAATGGTTGGCAGAACTATGCACGCTTTGGCGGCACTGATGTTCCCTACTTTCAGAACTTTATTGATCTAGCTGGATATACTAGGCAAGATAATCTAACGTTCTTTATGGATGACCGTGCATTATTAGATCCGGGCGTTTACCGATCTACTATTGACCAAGCAGGTACACCAGCTTACAACTTCTTTGTTGAGATGATAACATTAGTTACTCCTGGTCCTGTTGATCCAGAAGTAGTCATTGCGGAATTCACAGAATCGTTTAGCCCTCATGATGGAAACCCTGGTTATTCTGATTCAACATTAGATTGGCGCCAGGTTATTCTTGGTAACAACACTGTGCTCGCTGTAGATAACCAAGTCGGTGGAAAAGCATTACTAACTAAGATGAGAAATCATTACTTTGGATCAGCTGAACCTTCTAACAATGAAAGATTGTATGTCACTAAATTCCTAGTTGTTTCAGGCACCCCACCTACCGATGGCGATGAACTAACTATCCCTGCTTGCAGAGTAGTGCTACGTGGTATGGCTGCAGAGGAGAAAGATTACATCAGCGTATTTAGACTAGCAAGATCATACGAACTCAACCAGTGATAGAATGTATTTCAATATCTTTACTGATGTAGAAGTAGAAGACCGTCGATTAAAGAAACTTGTTGAAGAAGTTTCTATTGCGGTAGAAGTTCCTATCGCAGTAGAAGAACCTCAACCAGTTAATCGAGATCTTCCTGAAAGAGACCGTCCTCTTCCTAGTCGCTACGATGACCCTAGAGAAAGAATGCCTTATGACTACTATGGGTATCGTGGTCCATATGGATACTGATGCTGACTTTGACGGCGATGGTAAATCTTCTCCTTGGGAGAAGTTATGCTTCTGGATCATTGCAGGTTTCATCTCCATCTACTTCGGAAAGGAACTGATGTAACTACTGTTTGCATCCGCATTCCCAGAATTGGCGGTTAGCCCAGTTTCCTAAAGTGTACGGTCCTTTGACCCATGTAATGCTTAAACATGATTTACAAATTCTGGCATGCCTCGTTTGATCGATCATTCTTCTTCCTCCTGGTCAGGACATCCTCTGTAATGTTCTCTCAATGTTTTCATGCATAACCACCTACAAGGTTCACACCAAGTATATTTCAATTAAATCCCTCTTCGTAAAACTCAGCTAAGACAAAAGCAATCTTTTCTAATGCAGCTGCAATACGCTCCATTACTTCTGGATCATTCATTGTTTCAACTCCATGTATGGGATTGAACCGAATTGTGATGTAAACAATGTGGAACATGGTTCACAAAGGTATGTATTATCTGTGCTCATCATGTAAACTGCTTTCTTTCTTGAACATCTTTCGCATATCTTCATGATACCACCGGAACCATCTTCCCTCTGATACAGAAGGTGCATTTGTCTGTCTTATTCTTTGATGCATACTCATCGAAGTCTGATCGTCG